GGACGTGTAAGGTTTGTCTTCACTTAAAGGAAATATTATGGATTTTTTTATTTATATAGTTATCGGCTGCGTTGTAACTCTCTTTTGTGTCTATGTTCTGAATACTCATCGACGTAAACCTAATCCTAAGCCAAACAGTGACCCTATTCCACCGCCTCCAGATCCTATTGTTGTTGAAATGGCGTTGGCTGCTCATAAAGATTCTGTAGATGCTGTTCTTGGTAAGACCCCTAAAGAGTAACAATGCAATTACTTAACCTCATTCAGTCCATCTTTAAGCCCGCTGTAGAACTCATTGACAATGTACACACTAGTCAAGAGGAAAAGCTACAACACAAAGAAAGACTCTTGGTTACTCAAGCAGCAGTCATTGACCAAGTGCTTCAGTACGAGAAGGACTCCTTTGAGTCTAGGGCAAAGATCATTGAAGCAGAGGCTAAGTCGGAACATTGGCTCACGGCTATTTGGAGACCAGTGACCATGCTCACATTCCTTGCTTTGTGTGTTGGAGACAGCCTTGGGCTTCTCTCCAGCCCACTTAGGGATGAAGCATGGTCTCTGCTTCAGTTGGGTCTTGGTGGTTATGTAGTGGGTAGATCCGCAGAGAAAATAACTAAATCGGTATTGAGTAACAAAGAAGATGTACGGTAATATTCTTATACCTAACCTTAATCTAGCTGCTTTAAACGCACTTGCTGCTAACGCTGGTGGTATGATGACCTCACCAGCAGCTACAAATGCTTCTGTAGCCTCTACAGCGGCTTCTCAGCCTGTTTCTACCAATACTAGTACCTCTACAGCCACTACAGGCTCAACAGCCTCTACAGGGGTTTCTGGAGCCTCTACAACAGGAACTATCTCTGCTGCTCAGGCTGCAAACATCCTTTCAAATCTTGACCTAAATGCTATTGCAGGTGCTTCAGGAATGATGGGTGTTCCTGGTGCTACTTCCAGTACAATCACCAATCCTTACACTGCTGCTTATGTTTTTAATCCTGATGTAAGTCTTGTAGGAGCTACGGACATCTTTGGTGGTAGAACCTATGAGTCACCTTTGGCAACTCCCGATAGAACCCGTGTTGGCTACAGTGAGATGCTTCAACTTAACCAAGCACCTGGTTATGTAGCCACCAACAGACCTGAACAAATTGGTGACATGTATCTCCCCTACAGACCTTCAGGGGAAGGCGCTCAAGTAGCTGATGACATCAAGACTTGGTATGAGTATTACACTGACAACGAGGATTTTAGAAAATATCTGTCCGCTGACGAACAGACTGAGCTTGCTTGGTTGGACTATCGAAATGATAGATACACACAAGAAGCCTTTACAAACAAGATTAATGACATTCGTTCTCAGTTCAATCTTCCCAAGAAGGTTGGTTTTGAGGACTTTGAAGCACACTTCTCCTACGGCACCAAAAGGAAGAAGTATTCGGATAACCCGTATTCAGACCTTCAGCAATACGGTCCTTCCATTGGTGGCTATTGGAACCCTGAAAACGATCCCAGTGAGTTTCAACAAGCAATGTCTAATCCTCTTGTTGGGGCTGTGGCAACAGCCATAGGTAGTGCAGTAGGCGGCCCTATTGGGGCTGCTCTTGCTTCAGGTCTCACTACAAGAGCTTCAGGTGCTGATTGGGGTGACGCACTTACTGCCGCTGCTATGGCAGGAGGAAGTTCTTACCTTGGTAATGTGGCAGGAGGTGCTTCAGGAGCTGCATCCGGGGCTACTGGAGCCGCTGGGGGTGCTGCTGGGTCTACTGGCATAGGGTCTACAATATCTTCTTTTATGGAGACAGCAGCAGGTCAAGGTTTAGCAAGGGCTGGTCTTTCTTTGGCAAGAGGAGGAGACCTAGAGGACGCACTGATTGCAGGTGTCCTTGGCTACGCAGGTGCCCCTGGTGGTCTCCTGAGTGGAACTCTAGGGGAGACCCTTGGGCTTGATATTGGTGCTAATACATTAGCTACTGGACTAGAAAACCTTAGTTTGGCTGATGCACTTAAGTTTGGTCTTAATATTGGAGATGATCAATGGTCTGCTGTAGGTGATCTTTTTGGAGACATGGACCTTGGTACATTGGCTGAATCAGGTCTTCTTAGTTCGCTTCCTGGCGGTGTTCAAAACTTTTTAGAGAATGTTCAAGTATCCGATGTTCTTTCAAATGTCGGTGGTCTTAATACATCTTCGTTGCTTGATATCTTAGGAGACTTAAACACCCCTTCTTTGAACATTAACGGTGCCAACATTAACGTACCAAACTGGCTGCAAAATGCTTATGAGAATGTAGAAGGAGCCGTTCAAAATGTTTATCAGAATGCAGAGGGAGCAGTACAGGACGTATATCAAAACGTAGAAGGAACTGCACAAGATGTTTATGAAGCATTGGCTGATGCTTTACAAAACACAGGGGGCTTAATTCCTGATGAACTACAAGCTCTTTACGAAAATGTAGAGGGTGCTGTACAGGACGCTTATCAGAATACTGAAGGAGCTGTACAGACTGCTTATGAGAATGTAGAGGGTACTGTACAAGACGCTTATCAAAATGCCGAGGGCGCTGTTCAGACTGCTTATGAGGCTGTAGAAGAACCTGTTCAAAATGCTTATGAGAATGTAGAAGGTACTGTACAGGATGTATATGAGGCTGTAGAAGAACCTGTTCAAAATGCTTATGAGAATGTAGAAGGTGCAGTACAAGACGCTTATCAAAATGCAGAAGGTGTTGTTCAGAACGCTTATGAGGCTATAGAAGAACCGGTACAAACTGCTTATGAGAATGTAGAAGGTGCTGTACAGGATGTTCTTGATAAAGATTTAGTTGACATTAATGAAGCTGTAGAAGAGTCCATAAGAAACCTAAGTATGCCATCGTTTGACATTAATAGTCTATTTTCAGGTTTACTTGGTACAGGACTTATGTCACAGCAAAGACCACGACAAAACGCAGCCAGCCCCGAGTACAACCCTTACATGGCTACAGTCTCTTACGACCCAAGAATCCAAGGGTTGTCAAAGATTGTTTCAAGAGACCCTTTGTCTGTTCTTTTGCAAGAGTTTTATAAAACTAGAGGTATAGCATGAACTATCTCACTTTGGTAAATAATGTTCTCCGTAGGATTAGAGAAGATGAGATTACAACGATCAATCAAAGCCCCTATGCAGCCTTGATTGGTGATCTCGTAAATGACGCTAAGACCTCCGTAGAGCATTCTTGGGACTGGACTGCCCTTAGAACCACTGTAACTATCACCACAACGGCAGGTGTCAATGAATACACCTTGACTGGCTTTGGTAGTGACTTCAAGTATCTTAAGTTTCTTGATAACACAAATGGGGCTACTATTGAGTATCAAGCTAAGGACTGGATTGATATACAGAACAATATTGCTGATACCCCTCTTCAAGGGACCCCAACGTACTTTAGTTACACCAATGCAGACTCCAATGGGGATATGAAGATTGTTCTGTACCCTACGCCTGCCGCAGCTTACACCCTGAAGTTCTATGGTGTTGTTCGTCAAGCACCCTTGGCACTATCAACGGATGTCATAAAGGTGCCTTGGGCTCCTGTGATGCACCTTGCTGTTGCTTTTGCTTCTAGAGAGCGAGGAGAGACCGGAGGCACAGGAACAGCAGAATACCTTGCCATCTCAAATAAATATCTTGCTGAAGCTATTGCATTGGATGCTGCCTACCATCCTGAAGAAACAATTTTCAGAGTAGTCTAAATGTCACAACCACTACAAGTATTAAATCTCGTAGAGCCTGGGTTTAGGGGTCTTAATACAGAGGACTCTGTTCTTTCTATGGACCCCTCCTTTGCCACTTATGCAGACAACTGTGTAATTGATAAGTACGGGAGGATCTCTGCAAGGAAGGGATATTCAGTTATCACTACCTCAGCAAGCCCTTTGGGAACCAGTTATATTCAGGCAGTTAAACAGTTTAGAGACGCAGCAGGAAACCTTGCAATCTTTTCAGCAGGAAACAACAAGATTTTCAGGGGAACGACTACACTGACGGATGTAACCCCTGGGTCTTACACCATCACCTCGAATGCTTGGAAGATTGTAAACTTTAACGATCATTGCTACTTCTTCCAAAGGGGTTATGAGCCTTTGGTGTACAGCAACACCCTCGGTGCTGTTACCAAGATGTCCAGTCATCCTTCCTACTCAGCCACTGTGCCCTATGCACATGAGGTGCTTGCAGCTTATGGTCGTCTATGGGTAGCTGATACAAGTTCCAATAAGACTACGATCTATTGGTCTGACTTGCTTAATGGTCAGAAGTGGTCTGGTGGTACTAGTGGATCTATTGATATTACTAAAGTATGGCCTGATGGTTATGATGAAGTTGTAGCCTTGGCTGCACATAACAACCTTTTGATTATTTTTGGTAAGCACAGTATTGTCTCGTACACAGGGGCTGAAGCTCCTGCTACTATGGAACTTTATGATACTGTAGCTGGTGTAGGTTGTGTTGCAAGGGATTCAGTCCAGTACACAGGAACTGATGTTCTCTTTATGAGTTACTCTGGTCTAAGATCGTTTAGCAGGTCTATTCAAGAAAAAGCACTTCCATTAAATGATTTGTCCAGAAACATAAAAACTGATATAATTAACCTTATAAGAAGTGAAACAGGGCAGATTACATCTGTGTACAGCCCTGAGAACTATTTTTATTTGGTGTACTTCCCTACAAGTAGCACTATCTTCTGCTTTGATGTCAAAGGTACTCTTGAGAATGGTTCTTTTAGAGTAACTCGATGGCCCACTAGTAAGCTAAAATGTTTTGAAAGGCTTATTGATGGCACTTTATACATTGGTACTTCCTCCGGTATAGCCTCCTACTCAGGCTACTTGGACGGCACAGCAACTTATATTATGAAGTACTACAGTCCTCACTTGACCTTTGGGGATTCTTCTAAGATTAAGTTTCTCAAAAAGATGAAGCCAACTATCATTGGAGGTAACTCAACAACACTCACGTTCAAATGGGGATATGGTTTTAATGACTCATTCAAGTCGTATTCTGTTAATTTGGAGAACTTTGGTTCCTTTCCTTTTTACGGCAATGCTCAATTTAACGTAGCAGAGTATTCTGGTGGTTCTCAGTACATTGTTCCCAATATTAATACAAACGGTAGTGGAACGAATGTTGTTGTTGGTTTGGAAGTTCCTGTAACTGACCAAATATCCTTGCAGGAATTCAACATCTTTACCTTGATTGGCAAAACTTATTAACTTGGAGATCTTAATATATGGCTCTTTCTTTGTCTGATATCTGGGGCGGTCTTTTTGGAGGGATTAGTGATAATCTAGGTGCCATAGGGCAAGGCGCAGGTCTTGCTGGTGGTGCTGCTTTGGTTAATGAAGCATATCAAAACATTGGTGATGTTGGTGAAAGTGCTTTGAACAGATCAAATGCACTAGCTTCAACGGCTATTGATCAAACCCGCTTTAGACCTTTTACAGTCACAACAAACCTTGGAAATATGGCTGCTACACCTGAAGGTGGCTATACAATGAATCTTAGCCCTGAGCAGGAAGCTCTTCAAAGACAACTCTTTGGCGGTGCTGGCGGCT